CACAGTACAGCAGCATTGCGGTGCCGTCAGGAACAGCGATACCAGTACCTGAGCTAGTCTTTAGCGTAACAGTATAACTATTACCGACTGAATTATCCGCTACATATAGTTTAGAAGACGCAGGACATACAACCGTCGCATTGCCTGTGAGCGCAGCCCCTGTGTCGGTAAATTTCAATATAGCCGCACGAGATTCAGATGTAGTTCCATCGGCAGTGGTCAACGTATGAGAATTAGTAGACCATGTATTTATAGTCGCTAACCCAGCAACGGCCTCATCGACCATCGAAGTGATGTTGTCGTTAACCGTATCGCCCCATGTGCCGTCTAAAGTGCCCGAAACAGGCAACGCTAGTTTTAATAATGGTGTATATGTTGTCATACTAGCCTCACTGTTTGTCGTACACGTCTACCCAATTTGGAGTCTGTGCGTCATCCACATCCTGCCATATGAGCAACCTGCCAAGTTCACCCGTAGCTGTCACACTCGTTACTTGTACCCGCATATTAATAGCAACATCTACATCGCCTACCGTTAGTGTAGCAGAATTACCAACGACTTGGAATATTGCATTTGTAGCCACACTTACGGTGCCTATAGCACCTGTTGCTTGAACCCCTGTAACTGTTGTATTTCCATCAGCGGATACAACTACATTGCCTATAGATCCAGTCACCTGCAGGCCAGTAGGAATGATAGTCGCTGCACCTGTTATGGTAACCGTGCCTAGCGCCGTGGTAGCAGATATTCCTACGACTGTAGCGTTTGCATCCGCGACTACAGTTACGTCACCTATAGCGCCTGTGGCTTCTACTCCAGTGAGCGTAAAGTCCGCATCACCTGTAACAGTTACAGACCCAATACCACCTGTGGCTTCTAAACCAGAAGGTTCTATTAAGGCCGTACCTCTTATGGTAACAGAGCCTAGCGCGGTAGTGGCTTCCACCCCCGTCAAACGAGCTATGTTCTGCTCGAATGTAGACGCTAATGGTGCGCCTGTAAGAGGGAAGAAGCCTAACATTGGTTACGGCTCTCCGTGGCTATCGCACCATGCGTCTACAATCGCGTCGATAGCAGAGTCAGACAACTCGTTGCCGTCCCCATCTAACATTGGGTAGTTAGCATCAATTCCACGCACTCTAGTTTTTAATTCTGCGCGGGTAAGTTCCGTGACACTATCTGGAACATAGTAGTCCCGATCAGCAAGGTTCGGGGACCACCCAACCATCGTATTGTCGTCTGGGTTTAGAAATTGCCCACCGTCTTCTACCCATGAAGGCGTGCGTTTAGCCCCTGCTTCACGGATTAGCATGTACTCAAGAATCATCTTTTGCCTCCAGTCGGAGCATGTACTCCGTGTTCATAAACTCAGTTTTACCAAATAAACGCTCTGCTGTCATGTCTACACTCGCGCAATATTTGTCCGCCATTTGATCCAAAAAGTTTTCCAGATCATTAGCGTGGGGTACTGTGCCATCTTTAATGAGCGCAGTTACGTGTTGGATATACCCGCTTACTTCAGTCAATGACACCTGCGGATGCACACCATATTGTTGCAAGTATTCAATTGTAGCAGTAGATGCACGTCCGCCATCAAGCAGATTACGATACATAAGTTCAAAGCCCCGTCGCACATGGTGCCGTTTTTCTTCTTTTTCAAACGTCTCTTCGTCCCAATCGTCAATACCATGTTTTGCTTTGATGTTTTCGTAAGCATCAATCAACGTAGCAATGTCTTTAAATGACCCGTTTATTTTTGACTCCAGCATCATTAGGCCATGCGTTGCGTGACGCAATTTAGCCTCTGAAACAGGATCATCTTTTTGTTCCAGCGTTTCTATTTTTTTACGTGTTTTAGCATGGTTTACTTGCGCTTCGGATAAAGCCATCTTACGCTTTTCCACTTCTGCCATTACCTGACGCATCATACGCATAGGCGACTGCCCGTTTAACATAGTCAACGTCATTAATGACAACGTGTGTTGGCTATTGTTGCGGTCAAACGCACGAGTTTTCTCATCTAACTCAGCTAGATGTTTGTTCACTTTAGCAACCGCAGCAGGGTTCATTCTGTCCGCTGCCATTGCTGGTAAGCTAAACGCTACCTCTTCTTTTTTAATGATAGATTTATTCACATTAGTCTCCTGAACAAGCTCCCAAGGAATATTTAGCCGCTGTAAGATCACCAAAGTCAATGGCGTTACCGGGAGTTTGGATGGTAATGTACTGAATAGTGTTAATGTCACTACCAGTAGTACCCCCAGCAAAAACTCCCCTTACCCCATTAGAAGTACCATCAGGCTGGTTTGTTTCACTAAGTAAATCTCCAAAGTCTGTAGCGTTACCTGTCGTATCTGTAGTAACATATTGTATAACATTAGTTCTAGCGGGGTTGCCGTCATAACCACCAGCAAAAACGCATCTTGTTAAATCTGAGCAAGCCCCCATACCGCTGACTGCTGCTAATAAGTCTCCGAAATCAGTGACATTACCAGTGGTTGCAATAGTGATGTATTCTATTACATTTAATCTGTTGGGGCTGGCGAAACCTCCAGCAAACAGCGCCCTTACACTACCACTAGCCGCTGCGGTAGTAGACTTTGAGCTACTTAAATCACCAAAGTCTATGGCATTACCTGTGGTAGCTATGGTAATATAGTCTAGTACATTACCCGCGGGACTATAACTAGCAAAAACACCTCTTTGAGCGTTACTTGCGCCCTTTGTTTGCCTTGCTACTGTTAAATCCCCAAAGTCTGTAGTATTTCCCGTGATGGCTATAGTAATGTATTCCATCACATTTGTTACATCGGAAAACTGTACAGTACCTCCTCCAAAAACACCCCTAACACTATTTGATACCGCACCTACACCAACTTTATTAGCGCTTAAATCACCAAAGTCCGTAGCATTTCCTGTATTGGCTATTGTAATGTACTCTATTACATTAAAAAAGCTACTTTGGCCCCCTGCAAAAACACCCCTTGATCCGTACCAGACCGTTAAAGGTGCCACCGTTGTAGCAGTGTACCACTCTGAGTTAGTATATATCTTTAATACAGATTCACCTGTATCCCACCACAAAGCGCCCTCGTTAGGGTAACTTGGTGCAGTGGCAGAAGTTGTATATTCACGCTCAACAAAACCGTCTCCCACTTTTACGTTATATGGAAAATCTACGGGGGAACCATTATTTCCAAGAGAATTTACTTTTAAAGTGCTCATTTTTAACCTCCAAACGCCGAACCGCTAACTGCTTTGTCCAGATGCCGCCCCGCTGGGTCTAGTTGTAAAGAGAAAATCGCCAAAATCAGCCGCGTTGCCAAGAGTGTCCATAGTAATATAATCCATAGTGTTAGTGTTTGAAAAATTAGACGAAGCACCAGCCACGAATACCGCTCTTGTCCCATTGCTTACCGCCGCAAAATTACTCCTAGCTAAAGTCAAATCACCAAAATCTGTAGCGTTGCCGGGAGTGTCTGTCGTCATATACTGTATCACGTTTACTTTGCTACTTGATACTGTTCCTCCCCCAGCAACCGTTCTGGTTTTATTAGATGTAGCAGCAAGGTTAACAGTAGCAGACAGTAAATCGCCAAAGTCTGTAGCGTTACCTGTGGTCGCTATCGTAATGTAATCTATAGTGTTATATATAGTTACACCTTGATTGCCTGCCATAAACAAACCGTATGTGGTGCCCCCAGCGCCAGCTAGACTCCACCTACCAACTGTTAGATCGCCAAAGTCTATAGCGTTACCCGTTGTGTCTATCGTAATATAATCCATAACGGTGTCGTCTCCATCACCCGCACCGCCACCGAAAACACCTCTAACCGCGTTTGATGCTGCAGCCAAAAGACTTCTGTTTACTGTCAAATCACCAAAATCCGTGGTGTTACCTTCATTGACAAAACCAAGGTATTGTATGTAGTTAGCGGGGTCTTGAGCGCCAGATGCCGCCCCCCCACCCCAAACGCCCCTACTACCGTTAGAAACCGCCGCAGTATAAGAAATCGACCCAGACACAATAGCTTGGCCCCCATACCCAGCAGCGTTGCTAAGTGTATCAAGATTACTTATTTTATAAATAAATTGGTTTTTACTATCAAACCCTAAAAAAACAGCTTTAGGGCCAAACCATGAAGGCGGCGGAGTCAAAGTGATTGTATACCAATCACCGTTAACATACTGTTTTGTGTTCGAGCCATTGTACCAAACCGCGCCGTTTGCAGGGGAAGAGGGTTCTGACGCCCCTGTGTAATATTCAGTCATCGTCACCAAACTGGTGATGTTTGTACCTTCTACTGACAAACCTTGACTAAAAGTTGGCGGTCCACCGGATATGTTTTCAATGTTCGTTGTGTTAAACTTACTCATGTGTCAGTCTCCAGATGCGCCGCCCATATAGTTCAACGGTTGGCCCGCGCTAAGATCTCCAAAATCAGATGCATTTCCCGGGGTTTGAATAGTAAAATAATCTATTGTAAGGGCCGTTGCGGCTTGAGAGCCGCCGCCAAGTATCCCTCTTGTTCCATTCGAGATTCCAGTCGCTTTGTCTCTTACTGCAGTAAGATCTCCAAAATCGGTAGCGTTCCCTGTAGTTTGTATTGTTACGTATTGAATTACGTTTTGTGCTGCTGAAGTAGTCCCTCCCGCAAAAACACCTCTCGTATCATCCGAACACGATCCCATATTTGCAGCAGCAGCAAGCAAATCTCCAAAATCAGTTGTGTTTCCTGTAGTTTGTATTGTTATGTATTGAATTGCGTTTTGTGATACACTTGAAGAATTTAAACCACCCGCTATTAGTCCGCGAGTTTTGTCCGCGCACGCCGTAGTTTGGTTGCCCCCTGCAGTTGTAATGTCTAAGTCTCCAAAATCATTAGCGCTTCCAGTCGTTGCAATAAGAACGTAATCAATTACATTAGTCACAGAAAACTGAAAGCCCCCAGCAAACACCCCACGAAGGCCGTCTGAACAACTGCTAAGGTTATATCGAGAGAATGATAGGTTTCCGAAATTAGTCCCATTTCCAGACGTTGCGAAAGTAATGTAGTCAATGGCAAATGTTATAGAACTACCTCTCCCAGCACCGTAAATGCCACGACTTCCGTTAGAACACCCTGCAAGCTCTTTTCTCGCACTTACCAGATTGCCAAAATCTGTAGCGTTTCCTGTCGTAGAAATAGTTACAGACTGTATGATGTTATAATAATTAGCTCCATCTACTGAACCACCACCCGCAAATACACCTGTATCGCCATAGTAAATAGGAGGTGGCGTTGAGTCTATCTCATACCACCCATCATTGACATAATAGTAAATCTTCTCGTCACCAGTGTTCCACCAAACTGCACCGTTTGCAGGGTTATTAGGCTCGGTTGCGGAGGAAGTGTACTCCATTTGGTTTACAGAGGATAAAGCTGTACCACCTACAGTAATACCATCAGTAGCGTTTGGTGCGCCCGTACCCGCAACATCAGTAATTGTGTCTACTTTTAACGTCATGTTACCACCGTCCAAGTTGAGCCAGAAGGCACTGTTACTGTTACACCACTGTCAATCGTAATCGGTCCCGCTGACATGGCATTTTTACCAGACGTAATAGTGTAGTTCGCGGTTACATTAGTGTTGTTTTCATAGAACACACCGTCCGCCGCGCCGCCAGCAGCATCTGCCCACTCGCCAGCCGTTGCGCCAGCGTTTACTGTAAGTACCTGCCCAGCAGTTCCAAGAGACGAAGGGATGTTTGTAGCAATATCAACGCCGTCAACGGTGCCTGAGACAGTAATGTTGCCAGTTACATCTACACCCGTACTTTTCGTTGCAAGTTTTTCGCTTCCGTAATGGTATAGCTGAACTTCACCCGTGCTTCCATCCGCAACAAAATAATTTGCAGTGCCGCCGGAGCCATTATCACTTTGAATAAGAACATCTAAATCATTACCAAATTGCCTTATATAGAGATTACCCGTAGAAATATCTATAAAATTATTAGTTGAATGATATAGTGTAAAATCAGAAGATGAACCAAGTCTTATCTGTGCGTTATCTGGAAATTCTAAGGAATTATTAGAATAATCCCAAACAATGTCATAAACACTGCCTGAAAAAGTTACATCACCCGTGAACGTACCACCTGACTTTGGCATAGCTGCATTAGCAGTAGTAGTTGTTGAAGTGAGAACTGCATCACGAGCGGCAATATCAACGCCATCTACAGTGCCAGAAACCGTTATGTTACCTGTAACTTGAACCCCTGTAGTGGTAGTAGCTAGTTTAAGACTACCATTAGTATATAGTGAAACTCCGCCACTCTGAAAACCAACAATAGAATTTGTACCGCCCGAAGTTTTAAGTGTAAAACCACCTCCTGATATAATATTTAAATAAGCATTACTTAAATTACTATCAATAACACTTTGAGTACCATCGTGATATATTTCTAAATCACCACCAGTGCCAAATACAGCTTTAGCATTATCTGCAAACTCTAACGCATTATCAGACTTATCCCATACGACATTGTAAGAGTCGCCCGTAAAGGTAACGTCACCCGTAAACGTACCACCAGCCAGTGGCATTAATGAAGACGTGTCTATCGTGCCGAAAGATAGAGTGCCAGAACCATTAGTCTGAAGTACCTGATCAGCAGTACCGTCTGAAGTTGGTAAGGTAAACGTATCTACAAAAGATTGGAGATTAGAGTCATAGGCAAGTACATCTGTGCCAATGGTTAAACCTAGTGAAGTACGCGCTGTAGCACCACTTTCTGTAACAAAGTTAGTGCCGTTTCCGACAATAAAATTATTGTCTGTGGGAGTTAAACCTGCAATGTCCGCAAGCTGCGCATCATACGCTTGTACGTCCGAGCCAATAGCAACTCCAAGATTAGTTCGTGCAGTAGACGCATTATTTAAGTCTGATAGGTTGTTGGATGGCTGCATAATGTCAGCCGCAGCCGCTGTGATAAACACAGTAGCATCACCCGACAAGTTAATAGCCGATCCGCCACTAGAACTTTCGCTAGGGGTACGAGATAGTGTCGTACCAGACGCGGTATACGTGCCTGTACCTATTTCCCAATTTGTACCATCTTCTATCGTGTAACGAACAGAATCACCGTCAGACACCCCAGCGGCAGCGAATGTTTGGTAGCCTGAAACGGCACTCCCTAGAGTTATTGTGCCTGTCCCGGGCGTAGAAGTTGAGACATAGGCTCTATTCTTTAAAACAGGCATTTACAATTACCTCTATAGCTTACGCAATACGGATGATTGCACTCGTAGAATCCGCTGTTGGGAACTGGATTTGAAAATCTCCGTTTGAAGACGATTTATCAGAACCAAAATCCAGCACTGCAACTGACGGGTTAGTGCCACCAGATTTGTAGATCAACGCACCGCGAGCAGTGATTGTAGATGATGTCCATGTAGTGTTGGAAAAACTTAGGTATACAGTGGTGCCAGACCCACCATTTGTTGGGTTTGTGGATATAGTAAGTGTATTCCCGCCTGCTGTATATCCAGTGCCAGATACCTCATTTGATGTGGTATATGCTGTGGTAGCAGCACTCAATGTCGCGCTGGACGTATACAGAGCAATCTTAAATGTTTGCGCCGTATCGCTACTAAAGTCCATTTCACCATCAAGCAACGCTTGCTTGAAACTGGTACACATCGCCTGTGTTATAGCCATATCTAGTCTCCTTTAACTTACTGGCACTCGGAACTGTCCCGAGCGATAGGCGTCTTCACGTAACTTACCTTCTCCGAGATTTTTTAACAATCCAAGAGATTGCACAAACATTTTATCATACGTTTGTACCATATCTGGCTCACCTTTTAAGAACCTGATGGCTTCCACCAATGCACCATTTAACAACGCACTGTCAAATTCATCCCCAAGCCAAGTGGTGCCTGCCGTAACGATTGACGGTGGGTAATACCCATAGTGAAGCTCCGCAGTATAATTACTGTCAGGCGTTGGACCTAATATGAAAGAATCATCGTCAAAGTACGCATAGTGTTTGGGAAGCCCTACAGAAGTGGGTGTAGGGTACGCTTCTCTGATAAAGTTCACATCCTTATTTATTAGGTAGTGATACGCCCCATCGCTATCTACTAGCGCAAGCGAGTATGTGTACAGAAAGTCCGTAGGGGCTGTAAGGTATTTGTTATTTGTGGTCACAGACCCAGTAACATTTCTACGCAGCGCAGGTATCTGCACTGTGCTATATATTTTCTGTTCGGCCTGCTCCGTGAACATAGCGAGTTGAGCATCTGTGAACGAACTCTCACAAATGTCTTCTATATTAGTTTTCAACTCGGTATAGTTCATAACTTACCCCATAGGCCCACGAGCCATAAGACCTTTTGTAGCCGCACCTGTGCCACGAACTTTAACACCGCCACCAGATTTATAAGCAGATGTCATCTTCTTGCCCGTCTTCTTGGCGTGGGCTTTTGCTTTCTTTTTCCCCGCTGCCGTATAGGGAAAAGATTTGTTTCCTACTTTTGGCATTACATACCTCCTACGATATAACTACACTAACAGTGCCAATTTTTCCAGTACCAACTAATGAGTTAGGTGTAAGACTAAAAGGATCATTTAGCCCCACAGGATTCCAACCCCATTGAATTACCCTACTACTCGTATCGCCAGACACCCCTAAACTTTGGTCTGGACGTGGATTACGTATTGCTTGAGGGTCGTCCACTGGGAACTCGCCAAGTTTAAGCTGCGGATGATCAGGATCCCAACATTCAGGACAGGCTTTAATATTAGTGTCTCGCCCTTTAACAAACAGGTTTTTAAGCTCTCGTAGTTTGTATTGGAAGCCACATACATCACAAAGGGCTAAAGCGTTTTTACTAGAAGCAAACTTATTACCCATTATGCAATCCTACCTATTCTAGGCACGAACCGTGCAGCCGTTTTCTCTCTATCCTCACCTGCTGCTAATTCAAACTGCTCATCATACGCGGCTTTGAGCATAGGGATACGCTCCGCTAGATCAGGAACCTTCATAGCTATGTGGTAGGCTAACCCCGCAACAAGGCAAGGGAAGAACCGGAAGTTCATATCAGCGGTTTCAACGCCATTTCCAGCATCTTCAATCCGCCGCATACGCCAATAATAAAGCACATAATCGTTGTTATCAGGTACAGGCCACACGTTTACTTTGGGAGCATCACGCAAACGCTCTACATAAAGCTGTATAGGACGCCCTTGTGTTAGTTTGTTTGGTATAGAGGCATACGTACTTACACTTATTCGACTTATGGTAAGATCTGATTGTGTCGTAGCATTGCCGCTATTAGTACGTATTTGATGTTCCAACAGATCAATTGTGTCTGCTGGTAGAGTATACTGAGAAGTGCCTTGCACCAAACTCACAGTGCCAGAATCAATGGTCCACATATTGATACCACGGTTCTGCCACTCGATAGTCATTAAGTTCATGGACCTACGCGCAGTGCGTAAATCATAGCCAGAACGCATCTCGCTACCAGCACGCTCCCATGCTTCTTCGGCAATCTCCGTGAAGTCCATGTTAAACGCTGTGGTGCCTGATGTAGCCATAGTTACTTATCCTTAAAGTGCTTGATGACTTGCGCAACGAGAGTGTTTTTGGCTTTCCGTCTATCAAGCTCTACGCCTTCTGAACGCATCATAGCTTCTAATTCGTTCTTAGTCATAGCCTTAATTCTAGCAACGGTGGGAACCTTAACTTTTGGTTTGGGGGCAGCAGGTTGCCCACCCATTGCTAGTAGTTTCGCTTCCGCTTCTCCCTTAGTCATAAGGTCAAAAACTTCCACGTTATATGTACCATCAGCGTTTCTTGTGCCTATCTGGTACACGGGTTCGCCTGAAGAGAACCTGCCATTCTGAAAAACTTCCATATTACTTCCTCACATATAAAGGGTCTGTTTGCGTCTAGGCTCCATCACACACCCACACCCGCGAGCGATAGAGCGCTTTCTACGCGCTAGACCACCACCTGCTAGCTTAACTGTAGCAGGCTTTGTATTTTTTACTACTGTCTTACCTTTACTGCCCTCACGCTTCTTTTTGTTAGCCGTAGCTTTACGCTGGCCTTGGGACAAACTTCTGGCTTTAGACTCTGGCAGGCACCTGTCAGGGTTCTTCTTATCTTTAGAAGTACCACATTCCCCCGCGATGTTCCCCTTGGAGTCGATGCGCTTCCATTTTTGATCCAGCCATTTTTGCAGTTGGCCCATTACTTTTTCTTCTTACCCTTGGCCCCTTTTGCGTAGTTGGGGTCTTTACAATACTTAGACGCGGCGAGGTTTGCATACGCAGAAGGGTAGGTATCAAAAGTGCGTTTGGCCCATGCTTTACCAGAAGCACAAATCTTACCGCCCTTTTTATAATACCTGCGCATAACTACCTCATTTTACAGGGGCGCACGCCCTTAGATGCTTTTCCTGCACCACGAACTTTACCACCATGACCAAACTTTTTAGGGCCATAGATCTTATCACGGACTCGGGCTTCAAGCATCCTGCGGTCCACGTTAGGATTTAGCTTCAATTGAAACTCCAACTCCTCTTGGAACGCCATATCTTTGATGTCTTTTACGTCCTTATCCGTGTCCATGATTACCTCATCTTACAGACTTTGCCGCCACGGGCTAATCCGTAACCACGAACCTTACCGCCTTTTTTAAAAGATCTATTCGTAGTATAGCTCATAGGTGCGGAACCAATAGCTTCTGACGCTGTATCTAATGCTTGCGATGCTTTACTCGCGGATACGGATATATCAGTGATATTATCATACGCACTCTTATTTTGGTTCGGCTGTAGCGTACCCCCAAGTGTACCCCCAGAACCGCCGCCAATGGGGAGGAATTTAGCTATATCAAACCCACCCGGAGCACCTGAGTTATCCATACGCAAATCCCCACCAGTTTGGAATTTTTTAACTTTTTTAGAGGATTTATTTTTTGTCCGTTTACGCATAACTACCTCATCTTACAGACTTTGCCGCCACGGGCTAATCCGTAACCACGAACCTTACCGCCTTTTTTCATACCCATAGACTCTTTAGCTGCCGCTTCTTCAGCTATTTTAGCTACATTGCGTCCAAGATTGGCTCCGGGCAAAGCAAACATAGCCAAGTCTTCAGCGGTTCGTTTAGCTGCCCGATTGCCGCGCTCTATGGCTCCTATTTCATCCACGGTGGGCATATCATCAGGGCGTGCCCTTGGACGAAGTGACGCTTCCATAGTCGTATCATTCGGTCTTGCTCTTGGGCGCATAGAAGCTCTTGGAGCTAGCTTTGATGAAGGACGTGCCTTTGGGCGCATAGAAGCCTCTGGAGCTAGCTTTGAAGCGTCTTCTTTCTTCATCTTTTTGCCTCTTCTAGGCGCATTTCTACCTTTTCTAGCCATTTACGTATTCCTTTTACGAGCGTTTATTCTCTTGCGCTTCTGGGAAAGCTCAGAGGGTTTAGTGTATTCTTTGCCCACAGACTGAGGCACCCCTACTTTCTTAGCGAACTTAGGGTTATTAGCCACTGCTTGCATAAACTTTTCTTGTTTTGCGGATTTAGCAGGCATCAGCAATTCCACTTCCGTAAGCTCTTGTTGATGCGACTGTTCGGGTCATTAGCGGTCTTTTTGCTTGTCAGACGCTTCTTCATGCCTGACATACGCGCACAGAACGACTTGCGGCGGTTAGCGGCTTTAGAACCTTTTTTGAGTTTACTAGGCTTTGTAGTAACAGCGGTCTTCAGTTTACTACCGGGATTCTGTCTCCGATAGCTAGCAACACCTTTTGCGTTTAGACCCCCTGAAGGGTCTTTACCTTCCTTGCGCTGCCAAGCAGGGGATTTTACTCCTCCGCCCTTTTTATAATAAGTCCGCATACCAACACCTAGCTATAGAAGAAGGTTATCGCAGTAATGTTTGTAGCAGCAGACACGTACACGTCTGACACAAACCGCACCCCATCATCAGGAATGTTCACTGAGTGAGAATCAGAGGCCAAAAAATCTAAGTCGATTAGTGTGGCCCCGCCGTTCCCATCAGTTAGTGTCAACCGTCCTGCGCCCGCACTTGTCAAAGCCTGTATTTGACGGACACGTGCTGGCCCTACAGCTAGAGAACCTGTGCCTGTCACCCGTTTAGTTTGAACGTCAGAGGACATGGACTAACTCCTTATCCTGCAGATACAGTCAAAACGCCTGAGTTACTCCAAAGCTGCCCTGCGACAGATGGATCAGCGGTTGGTAGGTCTGTAAAGATTACAACACTGTTTGTACCATCGTGAGAAATAGAAATATCTTCTGTCACAGTACCCGTATTTGCAGCTTTTGTGATTGCTTTAAAACCGTTTTCTGAACGGACTGCACCATTAAAGGTCGAATTAGCCATATGAATCTCCTGTCTTGGCTAGTGTCAGCCACACCATGTGACTGTCAGGGATTGCCTACGTATAACACAATAAGAACAAGCTATCAACAAAAGAAAGGGCCGCACGAAGCGGCCCAGTTTATTTGAGGCAGACGGGCAGGGAAAACCCGCCTAACGAGCAGTTTACGCTCCGGGCGAACCAAAAATCCCGAGGGGATCAGAAACGCCGAAGCTGTAACGTTCCCGTGCCTTGTAGCGAGAGTTACCTGTGTCGAAGTCTGCATCCATAGATGTAGCCATCGGTGCACGAGTAAAGTGCTTCAAGCCGTTAGGAACGTCTGTCATTAAGAACCATGCGTCAGTGTCTGTCAAGTAGTGGTTGACAGTATAGCCTTCAGGGATCGAACCATTATTGCGAATCGCGTTAATGTCGTTATCGGCTGTACCAACACGTCCTTCAGTCTCAAGCAAACGAGTTGCAACAAACTGTAGGTTTGGCGGAATGACCAACTTGCGAGGTTTGGCTGCGATCAAGAGGCCACGCTCATCGGTCCACCCTGCGATCTGAATAACTGCCGCCTCAAGAGAGGTTTCGTTAAGGTCAGCCGCAACAGAAGGACGGTTTGAGTTAGTGCCACCTGACACAAGCGGGTGATCGGTAGCACAAAGTGTTTTACCGTCACCATAGGTTGTACCCGCAGCGAACGCATTGTTTAGGATCGCAGCAGCTTTAACCTGCTTGGTGTACGCCATAGCACGTGCGAGAGCTTTTGTGTAACGTGCAGACAATGAGTCATACAAGTTATCTTCGATAGCTTCCTCAGTGATAGAGAAGCCCATCGCAACAGTCTCGTGTGTATAGCGAGCAGTCCAAGTCTCTTGAGCAGAGTCATACTCAATTGCCGCACCTTCGTCTTTAACAGGTGCTGCTGAGAAGCCACTCAATTTGGTTTCTTCCTCGAATGAACGGTCAGAAGTCTCGCTTTCAAAGATTTCAGCGTGTTCCTCACCGTATTTTGCGTACTCCAATCCAAACAGCGCGTTTAGGCCGGGAAGGAGTTCTTTAAGTAACTGGGCGCGTGAAATAGCCATAGTACATCACTCCTTATACGCCAGTCGTGTTGTCATACTGGTGACCTGCGTTCCATTTAACGTAAGCCTCGGTATAACCACCCGAACTGTTTTTGGTTTCCTCAACCAGACCAATGATACGGAATGGAAGAGTGTTTGTAGTTGCAGACGTATCAGAGATAGCGCAACGAGAATTACCCGAAACGGAATCACCTGTATTGTCTACACCCGCGACGTTTGCACCGATGTCAGTGATTGCAAGATCACCAATCGTTGTACCTGAAGATACAACCGCAGCCTTAAACAGAAGGTCGGTACCATCTGCGACAAACGCTTGAATATCAGATGCAACAGTGCTTGCAGGATATGACTGACGCCAGACCTTATAACCAAGGTTTGGATCTGTATATGTGCAGCCAAGGAAGACACCAACGGGTGTCATGGCAGCGTCAAACGTATCACGCTCAACGGTGCCTCCGGTAACTAGCTTTACAGCATCCCCATAAAAAATAGCCGTAGCATAACCACTTGCAATACTGAAGTGGCGTGTAACGCCTACAAAAGGAGAACCGCTCAACAATTTTACCGGAACCAGTCCATATGGACCATCAACAGCAGGATATGCCATTATATACTCCTAGAGTTAAGTTCCTGTTCCAAAAGTGACCTTAGAACGTCTATCATTAAATAGAGGCATTCTAGGATCATTCTCCCGCATGAAGTTGTTATCAACAGAATCCATCTGAGATTTGGTTTGACTATTGTAGTAGTCACTCCGCTCTTCGACGAGTTCCTTTGGAGCTTTGCACAGCAACAACCCACCTATGACTACATTATCTTTAAACCGTTCATTCTCTACGGTTACCAGTGTAATCTCAGGGTGATCACTTGCCTTCACAGGCTCCCAACCTTCACGCAGTTTTGAGGATACGTTAGTAGCGTCAATTTGGCCTTGCGTACTAACTCTAACCCAATGATACTCATATCCCGGCTCTGGATTCGGAGAAGGGAGTGTCTCTGGACGCTGCCAGTGACGTTTACGAGTTTTCTTTTCGCGGGTTTCAAGTTCTCTATCTAGCCTATTCTCAGCCATTTTGTTTCCTCATATCTATTGCAACCTGTCTGGCGTATTGTTCTGGAGTTAAACCTAAACGTTTAGATAACGCTACTTGAGTCTGACTTAATTTTACCTTTTTAGGGGCTGTGCTCCGCGTTGCGGGTGCGACTACATTAGCGCTACGCTTTGGCGTAACTTCAGTTTGTTGATCAGCATCCTCGAAATTATCGGGGAAAACTTGCCGCATACGAGAATCTATTCTCTCGTAGTATTCATCTGACTGAGGACTTACGCCCTCCTTGATAAGTTTGGTATGCAGCCCCAACGCCAAACTTGTCATTTCGTCATCGACATTAAACCACGGATTTTGAGTTTTCCACTCTTCCGCACGTGGGTCATGCCCTGTTTGTGGGGCGGATTCTGTTCTTGAGGGTACAGGAACCTGTGTTTCCTGTAAAGCGGGTATTTTGAAGTTTGCTAACCTATCAGCCTTTATCTTAGCTGCTGTTAACTTCTCCTGTGCAGAAAGCACTGCATCAGGATCTCCAGATTCATATGCTGTTTTATACTCTTGTTTGGCAGCATATGATTCCGATTCAGCGTTTTTCTTAGCTTGTTCTATCAACGCTGATTGATTCTTGGTTACGTCCCCCTTGAGCTTGTTGTTTTCTTCAACTAGCTGCTTGGCAAACCGCTCTAGCTCTTCGCGCTCACGAATAGCCCTTTCTTTCTCCCGCCGCTCGTCGTGATAACCCTTGCTGAAGTGTTTGATCCGTTTTTGAACTTTTTCAGAATAATCTTCTAGTTCTTCTTCGGTAACATCTTCTGGGGGTTCAGAGGGCTTACGTCCTCTGTCGGCTTTTGGAGTGTCATCGACAACTTCAATTTCAAGAGAATCAGCTTCTTCAGCTTTTGCTCTAGCGGGCTTTTTGATTTCTTCAGCACTGGACGGCTCCACTTCTATCTCTGTGGACTCCTCTTCCTTCTCATCAGGAAACTCAAATTCAACCTTTTGGAATGGCATACTCTACTCCTATACTGTCATAATGCCGCGAGGATCAGGGATAACTGCCTCTACAGAATCATCGTTCATCAAACGAAACTCTTTGCCGTTTACTTTGAACCGTGTGCCTGTGTTCATACGGAACATCACGTAGTCCCCTACTTTACACCACGGACCCTCTGGAAAACGCTCTTTGTCAGAGTATGCGTCTGCTCCCATGTCAATAACTACGCCCATAATAGACATAATGTATTCACGATGCTTTTCAGTATCAGTCTTGAGTAGACTCGTGCCTTCATAATGATCATCAATATCAGGCAGTGCTACCAACAGTCTGTACCCTACAGGCACGGGAAGTTGGGCTTCCCATTGCTCGTCAGCCAGTTTTGTGACGGTGTTAGTCATTATCTTCTTCCATATAGTTACGCGAGAGGTCTTCAATGTAAGATTTGGTGGCTTCAAGACCCCGAATTAAGCCAACAACTTCCCTATAATTCGCATAATCTTTAGGTGATCCTGCGCGTAGGAAACTCTGTGCAGACGATATATCCTCGTCGATTCTATCCTTTAGCACGTCAAAGACGGTCTTTGCCATTAATTATTCTTCTCCTTCGATAGCTTAATAAGCTCTATGCCCTTCTTATCTGCGGCATCTTTCATAGCGCGGTCTATGTTTGCGCCTTTCTCTTCCGCCTCAATAGCCAACTCAGCGCGTTCGAGTTTAAGTCTTTCAGCTTCAATCATAGCTTTAGACATGTCTCTCGCAGTAGCTGTCTGGGCCTGCTGCTGGCGTATTTGAACATCTGCTTGATCTTTAGCGATCTTGCGTTGCACCTCTTGCTCTTTAATCTGCAACTCTTTCTGCTGCATCTGGATAATCGGATCTTGCGCTTTTTGCTGGGCAGCTTGTTGTGCGGCCTGTTGCTGATGCTGCTGCGTAAGCTGACGACCTGCGTCTGCCACCAGTTTAGAAAGTTCGACCTCTATCTCTTCTGGCAACTCTTCATTCGGTCTAGGCAGCGCAACGCCCAGTTTCTCTTCTATCTGCGAGCGATACTGGAACCCAAGGTGCTCTGCTATGTGAGCTTGCATAGATGCACCGATCTGCTTGGCCTGTGGGTTTTGAGCAATCATCTGAGCAATCATAGGGTCTTGCAGGAACGACATATGCGTAGCGATATGTGCTTGGTGGTCCTGATACATAAACGCCTTCATAGGCTCGCCTGTAAGCGCGTCCATGTTCTCGCTGACTGGATCTTTCGGCTTGGCGTCCTCTTTTGTGGGTACCAATTTATCTGCGTTTTTGATCCCCAACACCTCGATCATCTGCCTGTGTAACTGCGGTAGATTGTATATTTGAGGTGCCTGTTGTGACATCTGCAGTACAGCCTGATACTGCACCACTCGTTGAGCCATTGTAGAACTGTTAGGGTCACTTACTGGTATGACATCCACAAGCATATAATCTGCTTGCTTGGCGCTAACCTCGCCTCTGTGCGGCTGGTACGCGTAGTCCATAGGCGCATACTCAGATATAATCCGCTTGAGCAGTTTAAACTCCTGCTTCATCGCGTAGTGTACACGCGCCTGAACAGCCGCCATAGGCTTCAGGGTACGCTCTAAAAGCGCCAGAGTGGTTCCAACGGGGGCGTTAGCTGACATGTCCGATATGTTCATGTCACTAATAGCGCCTAGCCTACGTCCTTCCTGTGTTATCTTATCAAGTAGGGCGAGAAGGGTCTGGCTGGGTTCCTTGTACGGAAGAGGCATAATATTGTCACGGATGCTACCAGACGGCACGTCCACATCCTTAAACTCTCCCGGCTCTATCGGTGTATCGTCTCCCTTGATACGCAGCCCACGAGACTTTAAGCCACCGGGCAGATTAGCTAATGTACCAGCATCGACAAGCTGTCGTATCAAGGAAGTCCCTGCTTTGGCATAACCGCCAATAATATGGATAAGGCCAAGGCCGTAGAACCCAAATCCCGGCACGTACACGTAGTGCACGAAGTGCTGACGCTTCAGCATCAACGGATCATCGGGAGCATAGTTTCTACGCACTGCTAAGACCTCACCAGAGCCGCGTTCTATAGTGACCACGTATGGCTTGGCTATATCGTCTTCGTCATCTACGCCTTCTATAACGAGGTCTGCGTGTACCTCATATATGGTGTAGCGATCATCATCTGTTAGAGAGAACCCACCTTCTTCAGCCTTACGCTTCTCTATATCCGAGTGGTATGGCTGTGGCTCTCCTACATCTACATCACTGTAAAACCCTACAGACTGTAGCTTCTTCAACTCGTTTTTGGTCTTGCGCATTACATGTGTAACGCGTTCTGCGGTTTCTAGGTGGCTTGCTCCATAAGGAACAATAACATCCTCGGCGGGTATATACACAGCGACTTGCCGCCCAAGGTTGGGGTCATAGTACACTTTTTTGAACGCGGAACCTGCCAAACCAAGGTTATACAGCATACGCTCGTGCTCAGAGCGATACTCCACCATATGCTCTGTTAGCTCATAGTTCATATCTGCTTTAACACGGAGAGCCGCTTCTTCCTTATCCTTAGTCTCATCACCAAGAATTTTAACCTTTACAGGGCCAGCAGCGGGAAAAGTTTCCGACATTGTTTCGGCTTGGAACCGTATCGCAGCCTCTGCAAGCACTGTAGAATACACCCCACAAGCACCTTCCCACGGCTCAGTGCGGTCCTCGTATTTAAACCCTAACACGTCAAGCCCTTTGACAAATGTATCTGCCCATTCTTTGCGGCTATCAGTATCTGCGTCTATCATACCCATAAGATCAGAAGACAAAGAGTTAAGATCGCCCTCTGTCATAACTTCAGCTAAGTTGCCGTCAAATGGCACCATATCAATTTCGTTTCCGGGCATTATGGTAATCTCCATAGACCCATCGTCCATTATAACCGCGTCAGGATTAACGATTTCAATCTCTACCTCGGAGAGTTCCTCGTCTTCCAAACCCTCTGGGGCTGTGTACACACTTTTCTCTATAGCCATGAACTAATCCTCAGTAGTAACCGCCTTTGCGTTGCCTAAAGTATCTAGGCTCATCCGGTTCATCTGTAGGCAACCGTATAAACCCGCCCTGTCTAAACCGCATGAGGGCCATCACTGTAGAGTCAACAAGGTCATCGTGGCTCATAAACGGAAACCCTGCTATCTCCTCAATAACCTCTTCAGCCCAACGCGTCTGTGGTACCCATACCATACCAGAGGCTATTATGTCAGCTACAGAATTAAGTCTAGCCATCTTATCCCCTGATCCACGGTGCGGGGTGTACTCCTGTACGGGCAATCCTGTCCTGCGCATCTCCTGATACAGGGCTGCACCAGAACTCTTTTTCTCCACAATGAACGAATCTGGCTCCCAGTCCGCGTACTCCTGCATAGCCAGTGCTTTTAGCTCTGGAAACTCAAGTCTTTGCTTTATGCTATTCAGCAGAATTATGTGATATGCGTTTTCTTCTTCGTTTAAGAAGACGCCCCAAGTTGTAAGCGCGGTAAAGTCGGCTCTGTTGTGTTTTTCTGCCGCTGCGTCCAAAGACATAATGATATATTCGCAAACAGGTGGGTTTTCGCTTGTCCATTCCTGCCACCACTCCCTTTTTACTACAGCCGCTTCTTCTGCGGTAGGTTGCTGTTGATACTGAGCGTTCCACTGGAACACAGGCATCGACGCTTTTGTGCGTTCCAACGCCTTCATATCAAAAAATTCAGGCCAAAGCGGTTTATGTACTACTTTACCGCTCTTTTTGCTTTCAATTTCTAGTATAGCGGGAAATTCTACCACTTCATACTGGTCTGACAGATCATTATTGACCATATCACGTGTTACACGGCCCGTCAGGTCATCCATGTGCCATCGTGTCTGAATAATTGCGACCCGACCCCCCGGCATAAGGCGAGTACGAGCACCGAATGTGAACCACTCGTAGGCTTTTTCAAATACCTCAAAGTTTCCGTTGATAACGTCTTGTTCCGAGTGGGGATCATCCACTAGAAGGAGGTCAGCACCACGTCCAGCGAGCGCAGAACCAATACCACAGGCGTAATATTCACCCCCAGAGTTAGTATTCCACCGTCCAGCAGACTTACTGTCCTGCGCAAGACGCACCGTAGGGAATATAGCACGATATTCGTCCGACGATATGAGGTTTCTGACCTTCCTGCCGAAGTCTACCGCCAAATCTGTGGTGTGTGACACCATCATAACCTTCTTATCGGGGTTACGACCAAGAAACCAAGCAGGAAAATAAATAGAAACAAGCTGAGATTTGCCATGACGGGGTGGTATGTTCACACAAATCCGGTCTTTGTCCCCTCTTTCGATACCCATGAGCATGGTTGCTAGGATTTTATGGTGTTTACCTACCAAATAATCAGGCTGCATCCGCTTACAAAACTCTATCAAGTCCATATATGCGGCTTTGTTCGCCTTGCGGTTGTTTAGCTCGTCAACCATACGGTCGATTTCTAGGATCTCCTCCTCAGAAAAAGCGTCTAGGTTGTCAAGAAGGTGGTCAACATCCACATCGTCGAATGTGACGGCCTTATTCATCATCAAATTCACTCATAATCGCATCAACATCTAGTGGACTATCGTCTAAAACGACTGCATCCTCTATATCTAGTGTTGGATTTGTCAATTTTGTCAGTTTCGCACGCAGCTTTTCCTTAATATCGTCGGTGGTCTGGTGCGTAATGGTCACTTCAGACTTCTCAGTAAACAAACCTACGTCTGATATTTTACCTAGAAGCTCCAACGCACGCATTCTGGTACGCGGGTCAGGGCTATCAGACTCAATAATCAGCTTGTTCGTGACTAAATGCCGAAGCTGCATAGAAGATTCTACAACAGAGTGATTAAATTCTTTGATTATGGAGTTAGCTAACTTGATGGACGCAGGAGTAAGCGTAGCAGCACGTTTGTGTGTAACCTGTTTGGAGGTTCCGTCAGGGTCTTGCGCATAAGATGTTAGGAGCGTAGCGGCTACTTCTTCGTCTAACGCATCAGGTGTAGTGTCTACGCCGTGCTTCTCTAATTTGTTAACTGTATTGTCCAACGCCTCGACGCGTTCAGGAAGATCGACGCTTGTTATGCTGTCGTCCAAAGGTATGCCAAGCTCTGGTTCTAAATTCATCGCCATAGTGTGTTCGCAGGTGTTACCCGTATAACGCATTAGGATACACAATAAAAAATTTTTTACAAGGGGAGGTTGGGACTCCTATGGGGGGTACTTCGGAAAATCGAAAATTTTACAATTGTTCGTACAAATTAGTAGTGTGTAGTGTGTAGTGGAATCCTAAGCACATAGCCGGGGGTAGGGGGGTAGTACGGGTCAGGCGCTGGCGATTCGGGCATGTGCCCGAATGACATATCATGGTTATCCCTTGTATAACGTGTCAGTACATGTCATAGCTTGGTTATCGGGACAAGCGAGCCGCTATGGTTTCCGCCGATTAACTGAAAGGACATAACATGTCTACAAACTTCGATATTAAAGCTATCCGTAAAATTGGTGCTGACCTGATCAAAGTACACGGTCTAGGCGGTGAATTTAAATCCGACGATCTTGGAACGCTGGCAAGCGCACACTCCGGTGAAATGACATCTAGTCAGGCCTACGAATACCGCATTGCGGAATTGAGCGATAAGCCAGAGAATTGGTTTACGCCTAGTCAGGAAGGCAGCACCAATGACAAAACGTCATGGGAAACCAAACGCAAGATGGCAATGGTAATATGCCTGACACCTCACGAGGTGCATCGCATGGCAGAGACAAAAGGCACGACCGACGACGCGGAAAAACTGTTCCGCAAACAAATATCTGATAAGATCAGCGACAAGCTAAAGAATATCAGACGCGGTATGATTAACGCGGATCGCCGCCTTAATCCTGAGAAATACCAGCGGACTGTGACCAAACGTGACGCACAGGATCGCATCATGGAACACGTCACAGCTATCGCCAAAATACTATCTGAGATTGGCGAAGACGATAACAGCATCTGGGATATACCAGAGACTAACATCGCGCTGAAAACACTTGAGAAACAAGTGAAACGCAAATCATAACACACTACACCACACTGGGTCGCCTTTTGGCGGCCCATTTTTTTATGTCTAATGAAATGATAGTTTAGCTTCGGGCAGATGCCCGAATGAAATTTGATACC